AAGTTGGTAAAACAACTGCTCAGTTGAGAACATCTCGTCATGCTGATACTCCACAATTAGATACACCTCATTCTCGTAGAAGAGTAAGTCTTGCAGATTACGAGTGGGCTGATCTAATAGACAATGCAGACAAAGTTAGATTATTAATTGATCCAACTTCTTCTTATGCAAAAGCTGCGGCTGCTGCTATGGGAAGAGCTATGGATGATGTAATAATCACAGCTTTAGGCGGAACAGCGTATTCTGGTGAAACAGGATCTACTTCTGTAACGCTTCCATCTGGTCAGAAGCCATATTCAACTTCTCAAACAGATGGTTTAACTATAACTAAATTGTTGGAAGCTAAAAGACTATTAGATGCAGCAGATGTTGATCCATCTATACAAAGATACTTTGTATGTGGACCAAAACAAATCTCTGATCTATTAGGAACAACTCAAGTAACTTCTAGTGATTTCAATACAGTTAAAGCTCTAGCACAGGGTCAAGTTGATTCTTTCCTAGGTTTTAAATTTATTGTTAGCAATAGATTGTCATTTGACGCAACAAATACTGACGACAGACTATGTTACGCATTCACACAAGACGCTATTAAATTAGCGATTGGTCAAGATGTTGTAGCGAGAATTGATGAGAGAGCTGATAAATCTTACAGCACTCAAGTTTATTACGCTATGAGCATTGGTGCAACTAGAATGGAAGAAGAAAAAGTTGTGCAAGTTGCTTGTGACGAATAATCTTAACAATAGGAGAATAAAAACATGGCAAGTGTAAAAGGCGTAAATATAACAAACCTAGATGCTACTCCTGTTGTTCTATCATCTTCTGAAGAAGTTGGTGGAAAACTGAGAGTGTTCTACGATACATACGAAGCAGTTTCTGTTGCAAGTGGTGATGATATTACCATTGCAAGGATTCCTGCTAACGCAACTATCCACGATGTAATCATTAAAGCTGATGCTTTAGGATCTGGAGTTACTTTAAAAGTTGGCGATTCAGGTGATGATGACAGATATTTATCTGTTGTTGGAACTTGGAACGTAGCTGGACAAAGTCAGTCTATGTCAAGTGGTTCATCTACAGGAGCTGCAACAACTGCAGTTACTGGTATTGGATACAGAACTACAGCTTCAACTGATATTAAAATTACTACAGGCGGTGCAACTGCTTCTGGTACTATATTCAGTTGGGTTTACTACACAGTAGAATAATACTACTTTAAATAGTGGGGACTAAAAATCCCCACTATTCATCAATGAAAAAAATCAACGAAATAAAAACAATTTTACATTTCCAAAATAAAGATTATATCTATCGTTATGTTCTAGTTGATAGATTTAAACATACATCAACTGCACATCATGGTTTTGATAAAGATCTAGAATTAACAGAAGAAGAGATATTTGCTTTAGTTAAACCTAGACAATTAAGACGCAAATATATTATAAGGAAAGATTAATATGGCTTCAGTTGTTCAAATATGTAATGGTGCTTTAAATCAATTAGGTGCATCCACAATCTTATCCCTTACAGAAGATTCTAAAAACGCAAGGCTTTGCAATGCTAGATATGAAAACGTAAGAGATGCAGTATTTAGACATCATCCTTGGAATTGTTTATTAAAAAGATTACAACTTGCAGCAGACACTGATGCTCCAGCTTGGGGATTTACCAAACAATTTACATTACCTGCTGACTGCTTAAGATTAATTAGAATATTAGATTATGATTCTGATTATGTTGTAGAAGGTAGAAAAATATTATCCAATAGTTCTACAATGAAGATATTATATATTTCAAGAGTTACAGATCCAAATGAATATGATGAATTACTAAGAGAAGTTTTATCTGCTGCTTTAGCTGCTGACATTGCTTATGCCATTACATCTTCTAATACAGTTGCAACACAAATGTATTCTTTGTATCAAGAAAAATTAAAAGATGCTAGATTCGTAGATTCAACTGAAGGATATAACACAGATCAAGAATTAGGAACTGCATCTGTCATAGACGCAAATACGTTTATCAACTCTAGGTTTTAAAAACCATGGCTAGAGTTGCGGTACAATTAACTAATTTTACTGGCGGAGAATTATCACCACGACTAGATGGTAGAAATGATTTAGCTAAATATTCATCAGGTTGCAAGACATTACAAAACATGGTTGTCTATCCTCATGGTTCTGCAGCAAGAAGACCAGGTACAACTTTTGTAGCAGAAGTTAAAACATCTTCTTCTAAAACAAGATTAATACCTTTTGAATTTTCAACAACACAAACTTACATTTTAGAATTTGGTAATCAATATATTCGTTTCTATAAAGACAGTGGTGCAATATTAGAATCTAATAAAACAATCACAGGAATTACAAAAGCAAATCCAGGTGTTGTTACATCTACAGCTCATGGTTATTCTAATGGAGATACTGTTGTTATTTCTGGAGTTGTAGGAATGACAGAAGTAAATGGCAAAAGATTTAAAGTAGCGAATGTTGCAGCCAATACATTTGAATTACAAACCATTGATGGAACAAATGTTAATACATCTTCTTACACAACTTATAGTTCTGGTGGTGTGGTAAATAGAGTTTACACATTAACCACAACTTATTTAACTGCAGATCTATTCCAATTAAAATATGCACAATCAGCAGATGTAATGTACATTTGTCATCCTGATTATCCTGTTAGAAAATTATCTAGAACTGGTCATACCTCTTGGACTATTACAGATGTAGATTTTTCAGATGGTCCATACTTAGATGATAATATAACTACCACTACCTTTACTATGTCTGCACATACAGTTGGAACTGGTAGAACTTTAACTGCATCTGCAACCACAGGTATTAATGATAATACAGGTTTTCAATCAATGGATGTTGGTAGATTAATAAGATTTAAAACTGGTTATGGAGAAATTACAGCAATCACTAGTACAACAGTTGTAACCATAGATATATTACAAGATATGACTTCTAGTACAGCATCTACTGACTGGGCTTTAGGAGCATTCTCAGAATACACAGGTTATCCTTCTTGCGTATCTTTCTATGAACAAAGATTAGTATTTGCAGGAACAGAAACACAACCACAAACAATATTCTTTTCTAAATCTGGTGATTATGAAAGCATGGATGAAAATAGAGGTGGCACAATAGCAGATGATGATGCCATTATTTATACTATTGCTTCTAACCAAGTAAACGCTATTCGTTTCTTATCTGCAACACGAACACTTATTATTGGAACAGTAGGTGGTGAGTTTTCAGCATCAGGAGGTGGTACCGATGATCCTGTAACTCCAACAAATATATTAATTAAAAAACAATCTAACCATGGCTGTGCAAACATAGATGCAATTCCTGTGGGTAACGTAACTTTATTTTTGCAACGTGCTAAAAGGAAGATTAGAGAACTTGCATATAACTTTGATGTAGATGGATATGTTGCACCTGACATGACTATTCTTGCTGAACATATTTCTGAAACTGGTATTAATGAAATGTCATATCAACAAGAACCTAATCAAATCATTTGGTGTGTTAGAGAAGATGGTAAATTAATAGGTTTAACTTATCAAAGAGAACAACAAGTAGTTGCTTGGCATCAGCATATCTTTGGCGGTTCATTTGGTACAGGTAATGCTGTATGCGAAACTATAGCAACTATACCAACTAATGATAAAGAATATCAAACATGGGTAATTGTTAAACGTACTATTAATGGAGTTACAAGACGTTATGTTGAATATATAAATAACTTTGATTTTGATGAAACAGCTAACACATCATTTAATTTTTTAGATTCACAACTTTCTTATTCTGGATCTGCAACAACTACGATTACAGGATTAGATCATCTTGAGGGACAAACTGTATCTGTTCTTGCAAATGGATCAACACATCCTGATAAAACAGTATCAAATGGTTCTATTACTTTAGCACGATCATCTACTAATGTTAAAGTAGGTTTATCTTATACATCATTATTACAAACAATGAGATTAGATGCTGGATCGCAAAATGGAACATCTCAATCTAAAACAAAAAGAATCTTTAATGTTGCAATTAGATTATATGAATCTATTGGAGTTGAGGTTGGACCAAACTTATCTAATATGGAATCCATACCTTTTAGATCATCAGCACAATTAATGGATACAGCAATTCCTGTATATACTGGTGATAAAGAAATTGAGTTTAGAGGCAATTACGAAACAGATGGGTATATCTATGTTCGTCAAACTCAACCTTTACCTTTAACAGTTTTATCGTTATACCCAGAACTAGTTACCAATGATGGCTAATTTAATTATAATTCCTTATATTTCTAATCATGGCAAAATAATTATGGCATCTCAATTAAACCATGTTATTAGTGATATGGAAGTAGATTTTATAAAAGATTGCTCAAGTCTAGAAGAAAAACACATGGCATTTACTTGTATGATTAATGATAAAATAATTGCATCTGCTGGTATCAAAAGAATATGGGGAAAAGTTGGTGAAGGATGGGTTATAGCTAAATATGATATTTCTAAATATCCAATTACAATAGCAAAAGCTATCAAACAAAATTTTGATTATGTTGCAACATCTAATAACATTAAAAGAGTTCAAACTGCTGTAAGAGCTGATTATAAAATTGGTATTAGATTTGCAGAATGGTTAGGATTATATAATGAAGGATTAATGAAACATTATGGTGTGGATGGTAGTGATCATTATAGATATGTGAGGATTTTCTAATGGCACCAGCTTTACCTTTTGTTCCTTATATTTCTGCTGCATTAACTGTTGCTCAAGTTGCTCAACAAGGAGCAGCTGGTAGATTTAATCAAGCAGTTGCAAATAGAAATGCACAAATTGCAGAACAAGAATCTGCTCAAATGCAAAAACAACTAGATTTTGATTTAGCAAGATTTGATCAACAATTTGCACAAACTCAAGGAAAAACAACAGTATCAATATTAAAATCTGGTACAGCCTTAGAAGGATCTGGATTAAGATTATTAAGAGCTAACGCTGAACAAGCAGAATTACAAAAAAATATTATGGAATATAATTCTAAAGTTGGTCAAGCAAAAAAACTTGAAGAAGCTAATTTTTATAGAATACAGGGACAAATTGCTAGACAACAATCAAGAATTGCACAAATTGGAACTTTATCTCAAGCTGGATTAAGTTTACTTGGATCAAGTTCTTTTGGTTCAACTTCAAGATTAGATGGTGCTAGTTCTTATAGTCAATATGCATCTAATCCAACAGGTTACTCAGGATCATTTTAATGCCAAGAATACCTACATTTCAAACAGAAGCAAGACCAACAGCAGAAGTAGGTGCTGTTAAAACAAATATACAAGCTCCATTAGATAATACTCTTGGAAAAATTTCTAATGTTCTTAATGAATATTATGTTAAAGAAAGAGAAATAGCAAATAAAACTGAAGCAGATCAATTATATATTGATGCACAAACAGAAATTTTTAATGCAAAAAAAGAAGCAGAATTAAAAATAAGTCCAGAAGATGGTGTAAAATATTTTGATGAAAAATTATCAAATATTGTTAATACTTATTCAAATAGAGCAAGCACAGATTTTGTAAAAAAATATTTTATTAATAATATTGCTAAAGAAAAACCAAATTACACAACAAGTATTTTAAATAAAACAAGAGATAATTTAGTTGAAACTAGAACTAATCAAACAGAAACAAAAATAAAATCAAAAATATATGATACAGTTCATTCTGGTAATCAATTTTCATTTGGAAATTTATCAGAAGAAGTTTTAAATGATTACAGACAATTAGAAATTGATGGGTTAAAAGGAGTTACAGATGTTTCTCAATTTAGAGAAAAGATACCAATGATGATTGAAACTGAAATGGTAAATAAAGCAGCAAATAATAATGCTTATGCTGCACTTATTTCTCTTGATGATCCTAAAAATTTTACATCTATTAAAGGTGAAGATAGAGAAAAATTAAAACAACAATTAAGAGTTAAAGCTGAATTTCAAAGTAATACTGTAAAGATGGCAACAGGAGTTCAATTAACAGAATCAAGAAAACAAATATCTAAAGAAATTATAGGAAAAGATAATACATATAAAGGTGTTGATCCATCAGAATTATCAAAATTTTATACTGGTACTCAAGAATATGACAGACAAATATTTGATTATAATCAAAAATATGTTCAAGGAAAAGTAAGTCAAAATAATAATTATTTTATTAATGATAAAATTACAAAAAAAATTATTAATAATGAAATTAATCATCCTTATGATAAGTTTATATTACCAGGTGAAAAAGTTGCTAAAAGTATTACAGAAAGAGTTGGTGATGGTTCAATTAATACAAAAGACGATATATTTTTAACAAGTCTTTTTGAAGTTAAAAATAATTCTAAATTAAATGATGCTAATAAAGAATT